ATTAGTATCAGTAAAGAGAACATCGCTGAGATTCCCGAAATAGAAGAAGTTCACCACCGACCAGGGGTTTATACAATTAAAACTAAGGATTAATTATGAAAGTATTGAAATTTTATGCAACATGGTGTGCGCCATGTAAAGGTTTATCAATGGTAGTTGAAAGTATCAAAGACCAAGTTGATGTACCATTTGAAGATGTAAATATTGAAGAGCAAATGGAGTTAGCCGCCAAGTATGGTATTCGTTCTGTCCCTACTATGGTCATTGTTGATGATGCAGGTGTTGAAATCAAAAGACAATCCGGTATGTTAAATGAGGAACAATTATTAGCATTTATTTCTGTGGAGTAATTATGAGTATTTTAGATAAGATTAAGAAAAACACCAGTATTAAGGAGTCAGCAGTATTAACAAACTCCAAATTTTTCACCGAAAAGGACATGATACAAACATCTGTACCTATCATCAATGTCGCATTATCTGGTCGCCTAGATGGCGGATTAACTCCAGGACTTACAATGTGGGCAGGTCCTTCTAAACACTTCAAGACAGCATTTAGTTTGTTAATGGCTAAGTCCTATCTCGACAAGTATCCAGAATCAGCCTTATTATTCTATGACTCAGAATTTGGTACTCCTCAGGCTTATTTTGATTCATTTGGTATTGACACCGACCGTGTGTTACATACTCCTATTACAGACATCGAACAATTAAAGTTTGATGTAATGCAACAAATCACAAACCTTGACCGTAATGATAAATTGATTATTGTTATCGACTCTATTGGTAATTTGGCTTCTAAGAAAGAAGTTGATGATGCTTTGGAAGGCAAATCAGTTGCTGATATGTCACGAGCAAAACAAATTAAGTCATTGTTCCGTATGGTAACTCCACACTTGACAATGAAAGATATTCCAATGGTTGTTGTAAATCATACTTACAAAACTATGGAAATGTATTCTAAAGATGTGGTTGGCGGTGGTACAGGTTCATACTATTCTGCTGATAACATTTTTATTCTAGGTCGTCAACAAGAGAAAGAAGGAACGGATGTTGTTGGTTATAACTTTATCATCAATGTCGAAAAGTCAAGGTATGTTAAAGAGAAGTCAAAAATTCCTGTCACAGTGTTACAAAAATCTGGTATTAGTAAGTGGTCTGGTTTATTGGATATCGCTTTGGAGTCTGGCCATGTTATTAAGCCATCCAATGGTTGGTATCAAAGAGTTGATACCACTACGGGAGAAATTGAAGAAAAGAAATGGCGAATTAAAGACACAGATACCAAAGATTTTTGGCAACAAGTATTAGATGATAAAACATTACAAGAATTTATTATTAATAAGTATTCAGTTGGTCTTGGTGATATTATCCAAGATGAAGAGGTGTCTAAAGTTTTTGGAGATGACAATGAGTAATTTTGTACAAGGTGTTGATTATGAATATGTTGTAGATGACAAGGATGTAAATTCAGTTCATATTAAAATACTAACCGGTGAATATAAAGATACAACTTTTAAATATGGTAAAGTTTCGATTGAAGAAAAAGATGGAAATGCCTATTTACAATTCAACTTTAATGTGTTAAAATCACCAATTAAGAAGTTGGATAAGATGTTAGAGTTTAGAAATTACATTGGCGAAATGTTGAACGGAATAATTACCAGCCAACTTGATATTGAAGAAAGTTATATTGATGAGAATAGAACAGACGATCCTGAAGAACCTGATTTACAACGAGGATTACTCTAGAAAGGTTCTACCGTTTGTAAAGACGGAATATTTCTCGGACAGAACCGAGAAGCTAATACACCGAGAAGTTAATGATTTCATTCTGAAATACAACTCACTTCCATCTTATGAGGCCTTAATTCTCTCCGTCAAGGAGAAGAATGGGCTTCAAGATGAAGAAGTCAAACGAGTTGTCGATTATCTAGGTGAAGTTAACCAAGATAAAGAACAATTATCCAAACTTGATTGGCTAATTGATGTTACTGAGAAATTCTGCCAAGAAAAGGCTGTATATAATGCAGTCTTGGATTCCATTCATATCTTAGACGGTAAGGATAAAAATCAAAATGATAAAGGTGCAATCCCTAAAATATTATCTGACGCTCTTGCTGTTACCTTTGACACGAATGTTGGGCATGATTATCTTCAAGATTCCGACAGCCGTTATGATTTTTATCATCGTAAGGAAGAACGAATTCCCTTCGACTTGGATTATTTTAATAAAATTACTAAGGGCGGCCTCCCAGCAAAAACACTTAATATTGCGTTGGCTGGTACGGGAGTTGGTAAGAGTCTTTTTATGTGCCATGTTGCCGCTGGTGCTATGGTACAAGGTAAAAATGTATTATACATCACGATGGAAATGGCCGAAGAAAAGATTGCCGAACGAATAGATGCTAATCTACTCAATGTTGATTTGGATGATTTGATGGAATTACCTAGAGATATCTATGAAAAGAAAGTTAAGAAGGTCAAAGATATGTGTACCGGTAAATTGATTATCAAAGAGTATCCAACAGCCTCAGCTTCAGTCACTCACTTTAGGGCTTTACTAAATGAACTTAATCTTAAGAGAAACTTCATACCTGATATTATTTTTATTGATTATCTCAATATCTGTTCTTCATCTAGGCTTAAAGTTGGTTCTAATGTTAACTCCTACACCTATGTCAAGTCGATTGCTGAAGAAATTCGAGGATTGGCAGTGGAGTTCAATGTACCAGTTGTGTCGGCTACTCAAACTACCAGAAGCGGATATACTAGTTCGGATCCTGGCTTAGAAGATACTTCAGAATCATTTGGTCTTCCTGCAACAGCCGATTTAATGTTTGCTTTGGTGTCCTCTGAAGAACTTGAAGCTCTTGGCCAGATTATGGTTAAACAGTTAAAGAACCGATATTCTGACCCAACATCCTATAAACGATTTGTATTGGGTGTTGACCGTGCTAAGATGAAACTATTTGATGTTGAACAATCTGCTCAAAGTTTGACGGATGCTGGTCAAGATAAACCGCTAAATACTTTTGGAAATAGTGAAAAGAAAAGTAAATTCACAGGATTTAAAGTATGATATATGTTAATGTCAAAGGAACAACCTCAGATGAATTACGAGTGCATCTTAAAGATGTTTGTTATTTGTTTTTGAAACTTCTAAAGATTTATAAGAAAACAATACCTTTGGACATTAACATTGAATTAACCAAGATATCACATGATGGCCATTGTGAGTTCAATGATGATTTCAACTTTCCCGAAATTACAATAACATTGAAAAAAGGTTTAACTAGAGAAGAATTGGTATTAGCATTGGGCCACGAGTTGGTCCATGCTAGACAGTTGTTGAGAAAACAACTAAAGAATGTAGGCAGAACACAATATTGGATGGGTGTGGAGTCCGATAAAGAAGAATGGGAAGATGAAGCTTATCTCCTAGAAAATCAATTATATGGTGAATATTTAAAATGGAAATAACAAAAGAAGATGCAATCTATGTGTCCAATGCTTTCAAGGATTACTTTAGTGACTTTGAAAACATTGAACAATACATGCGTGATGAAAAACTAAAATCACTTGAGGATATGCCTGCTACATTATTTCCTATTGAAGATGATTTGTTTTCTGATTTTACCATGCACCCAAATGATATGGACATCGAAGTATGTGAAATACCAGGCGAGACATGGGAATCACTCCTGCGGATTACATCATCACATATCAATAAAGCGCCAGTAGGTCGTAATATTCAATTGGCCGCTAGAGAAAAGAAAACAGGTAAAATCTTGGGTTTCATTAGACTAGGTTCTCCTGTTATCTATATGAAACCTCGTAATGATATGCTTGGTCAAGTATGGATTCAGAATGAAATCTCAGCTAAACGATTTAATGAATCCACTATCATGGGATTTGTTATTGTTCCATCTCAACCATTTGGCTTCAATTATCTTGGTGGTAAGTTGTTATCTGCTATCTGTACCTCACATGAAGTGCGTGAGATTGTCAACAAGAAGTATAAGATGAACTTATGCTTGTTTGAAACTACTAGTCTTTATGGAACAACCAAGACTGTATCACAATATGACGGTATGAAACCTTTGATTAGATTTAAAGGTCTAACTGAATCCGACTTTGTACCAATGATGCACGGTGATAGATATTGGAACTTAAAGAAATATCTTGAGGATAAATACGGAGACCTGTTGGAAGGTGAGGATTCATCAACAAGTCGTAAACTTAGAACATTCACCAAGATGATGGCTTTGACAAAGGCTGCATTGAAAGGTTCACCAGAAGGTGAAGAATTTAATCAGACAATTTTAGCAGCTAAAAGTCTAACAGAACAAAAGCGTTACTTTGTTTCAGATTATGGTTTTGGTAACATGGTTGATTATATGAATGGTAAAGATGATACATTGGTACCAGGTGAAAACTATGAGAAACATAAGTTAGAGAACATTGTAGCATGGTGGAAAAATAAAGCATCCAACCGTTACGAAACATTAAAATCAGAAGGTCGTTTGAGAACTGAACTTGAAGTTTGGAACTCAGGCAAAGACATTCAAATTATTAGATAAATACTTTCATTTAGGTTATAATTATGGTAGATACCACGAGTTTAGCGGAATCAGCACAAGCACTTTTTTGTGCGTTAGTGGAATATGCTAATATAAAATCTCCAAGTAGTCTTTCTAAAATTTTTGATAAAGACAACAGCAAAGATTATTTTGAATTCGAAAAGAATTGGGTTGAAAAATTCAAAAAGAAAGAAGAATCAATAGAAAATATTTATTGGAAATTTACTAGAACTGCAACTGGTGGAAATAACTTATCATATTCAGATATTAAAGATTTTTTAGTAATACAAAAAGATTGGTATAAATCATCTATTTTAATTGCTCGTAAATTCATTGATGATGTGGCTAAAGTACCAGGATTGCAGAAATTTTCATCAAAACCAAGTATCAGTGATATATGGTTCTATAGAGGAGATAGTGAAGTTATGACAACTATTTCTGAATTATTTAAAATAGCTAATGTAAATTCCAATAATCGTTTTGGTGACTTAAACAAATGGTCTCCGGCTGATATTTACTTTGCTGAGAAAACAGCTAAAGATGAACTTAAAAAATGCTTATTATATTATGATAATCCAAAAAATAAAGGACAATATGGTTTTGATATATTAAATAATATGATTAGTACCTTAATGGATAAAGGTCAGTTATTACCCATATCATTAAAGAAAACAACATCATCCGTTATAATTAAACCTGTAAATTTCGATAAAGTTAATGAAGAGTTGGAAATACTCACATATAATTATAAAGGTTTAAGACAACCTTGGAAGAAATCTACTCCTCAGAAGGCAGAGACAAGAGATATTCAATTACGATTTACAAATAATCCAAAAGAATATATACAGATAAGACACGATGCTTCAAATGGTGAAAAGTCCGAAGGGTTCAAATGTGAACATTTAGGTGGTGGTGAAGCTAAAGGTGGTGGAGTGTCATCAGTTCGAGTATTTTCAATTATTTTTTCAAGAGTTGATAAATCAGCAGCTGCAAACTTTAATAAAATTTGGCGTGAAGGTTCAGATGAATATAAAAAAATAATGAAACCTAAAAGAGCAAAATTGGAACAAGATTTAAAAAATTCAAAGAATTCTGAAGTAAAGAAACAAATAAAAAAAGCTTATGATGATGATAGGGGATTACAGAGTGCCTTATGTGTAACAAATCCTGCTTTTACTTTTTTATTGGATTGGTTAGATAAGAATGATAAACCAATAAAAAATGATCCATTAATTGTTCCTCCATCGGATAGATTATTACAAGAATTATTTAGATATGTAACCTCAAGGTCAGATGTGTCGAGTAAATTTATTATTATGAAATAGGAGTTATTATGGGTTTATCATTAGAAGCACAAAATGTATTGAAACAATATGAGAATATCGGAGATGACTTTGGTTTCTCCGCTGTGTCTGAGGAAGAATACAATTCAGCCATTAACAAAACTGCTGAGACCGCAGATGATTACAAGACAAGGTTACAAGAAGTTGAAAAACTGATGATACCTTTCCTACAAAAACTATACGCAACGGCCGATAAAGAATACATATATTGGCCTAATCGTAAAACAGCAATCGAAGGTCAAATCAATAAGATTTTAAAATTAACTCGTGGATAATTATGTATATTTTTATAGTGACATCAACTTTGAACGCAAAGATTGGTATTCTGTCTCCTGAAGTCCGATATCAACAAACCTTAAACACAATCAAATCAATTAAAGACAAAGTTAAAGACTCCATGATATTACTCTTGGATTCTTCTCCTATGCCATTGGAACAGGAGAAAATTGATGACTTGAAGACCAAAGTTGATTACTTTATCTCATTATTTAATCATACTCATGCTCAAGAATTGGGTAATGCTGGTCTTAAGAGTCCAGCTGAATGTTACATTATGATTGTGGCAATAGACATTATTCGTAACTTGGCTTTAGATAAAGTTAAACGAGTATTTAAAATTACTGGTCGAGGTGAATTGACTGATAGATTCAATATCGAGGATTATGATGATCCAGATATGAAAGGCAAATATGTGTTTAAGAAACGAGTGGTTTCTTGGATGTCTCCACAATTAAATTTGGTTGACACAAGATTATGGTCTTTTGATTACTCAATGCTTGAAGAAGTGAACCATATGGTTCGCCAAGCATATGATGATTGTATGAATACACGCTGGGATTTAGAGCATATATATTTTAAAGTGATGGACAAAGAAAAACTATTTGAGAAAGATGTAATTGGTTTAAAATGCCAACTAGCATCTGATGGAGTGATTATTGATGAATAAACCTTTAGTAACAATTATAACACCAACTACCGGCACAAAGTATCTACAACAATGTGTCGATTCTGTAGCAAACCAAACCTACCAAAATATCCAACATCTAGTGGTGATTGATGGTAAAGAACATCGTAAAAAGGCTGAACAACAAATTCACCATGATGTTGACCTTCTGACTTTACCATATAATACCGGATTTGACCAATACAATGGTCACAGAATTTATGGTGCTTCAACATTTTTAGCCAAAGGTGATTACCTTATTTTCTTAGATGAAGATAACTGGTTTGAACCCAATCATGTTGAAGCTTTAGTTAATTCATTAACTGACACTGGTTGGACTTACACCTTACGCAAGATTGTCAATTCAGAAGGTGAATATATCTGTAATGATGATTGTGAATCTTTAGGTACATTCAAATCAATTCTAAATGATAATTTTATTGATGTTAACTGTTATCTTGTTCACAAAATCTTGGCATTAAACTTTGCAGGATATTGGTATCGTAGAGCTAGACATCCACAAGAACAACCAGAAGTTGACCGTATTTTGAGTTCTAAACTGATGGCAACAATTAATACTGTTGCACCAATCAAAGGTACAGGTGAATATACAGTCAACTATCGTGTTGGTAATCGGGCGGATTCTGTCCAGGCAGAATTCTTTTTGAGAGGTAATGACATTATGAAAGAAGTTTACGGGGTATTTCCATGGCGCAAGATTTAATTATTGGTGTTTGTTCTAACTTCAAGTATGATGATGTGAAGCCTTGGGTTCGTTCAGCTAAAGATTGTGGTTTTGAAGGTGATATTGTTCTTATAACTATTGACATGCCGGAAGAAGATAACAAACGAATTGAAGAAGATGGTATTCATGTTATTCGTGCCAAAAAACAAGGCAACATGATGATACACATGGAACGATTCTTTCACATACACAATTACTTGGATAATCATCCAGATTACAATTGGGTCATTTCAACAGATGTGCGTGATGTAATATTTCAAAAGAATCCGTCCGAATGGTTGGAATTGATGCCTTGTGAAATTGTTTCTTCGGGTGAAGCCATTCGTATCAAAGACGAACATTGGAATAGAGGAAATATCATTAATAATTTTGGTGAATATTTTTATGAAGAAATCAAAGACCAAATTGTACAATGTGTTGGTGTCCTAGCTGGGAGAGCAACATACATGAAAGATTTGGCCTTTTACATTTACCAAATGTCATTAAATAGACCTGATTGGGTTGCTGACCAAGCTGCATATAATATGATTATCCATCATACACCTTGGACACAACTAACATTGCATACTGATTTATCTCAAGCTTGGGCTATCAACGCACATGTTACCAATTATGAACCAGATATGGCTAAATTCGGACCTTACTTATTAGAAGGCAGACCTTATGTTGATAACGGCCAAATTGTAAATGAAAATGGTGAACCATTCTATATTGTGCACCAATATGACCGAGTGAGAGAATGGAAAAAGATAGTGGAAGAAAAGTATGGTGTAAAGATTAAATCTCAATATACACCTGACATAGATAATAATATGATTGTAATTAATACTGGAGTTTAATATGAAGTG